AGGAAGACTTGGTTGGACTTGATACTACTATTGATTGGAAAAATACAGGTGATAACAGTTATGACGGAGAAAAGCTTACATTGTTAGTTCACGATGAAAGTGGTAAATGGGAAAGACCTGACAACATATTAAACAACTGGCGTGTAACAAAAACATGTTTGCGTCTTGGTAGTAGAATAGTAGGTAAGTGTATGATGGGCTCAACTTCCAACGCCCTTGATAAAGGTGGAGACAACTTTAAAAAACTATATAATGATTCAGATGTATCAAGACGAAATCGTAATGGACAAACAAAGTCTGGCTTATATTCTCTCTTTATCCCAATGGAGTGGAACTACGAAGGATTTATTGATGAATACGGAAATCCAATCTTTGATAATCCAGATAATGATGTATACGGACCAGACGGAGAATTAATAGATTATGGTATTATTAGTCATTGGCAAAACGAAGCTGAAGGACTAAAAGGTGATCAAGACGCTTTAAACGAGTTTTACAGACAGTTTCCAAGAACAACTGAACACGCGTTTAGAGATGAAACAAAAAATAGTATATTTAACTTAGTTAAAATATACGAACAAATAGACTACAACGAAGAGATGTCTAGAACTCTAGGCGTTACAACAGGTAGTTTTCAATGGGTTAACGGTATAAAAGATACGCAAGTAATATTTTATCCAGATCCAAAAGGTAGATTTAAAATAAGCTGGGTACCACCTAGCAATTTACAAAACAGAATAATAGTAAAAAATGGAAGCAAATATCCTGGCAACGATCATTTGGGTGCTTTTGGCTGCGACAGCTACGATATTAGCGGTACTGTAGACGGTAAAGGGTCAAAAGGCGCTTTGCATGGTTTAACTAAGTTTAGCATGGAAGACGCACCGCCAAATCAATTTTTTTTAGAGTATTTAGCTAGACCGCAAACTGCAGAAATGTTTTTTGAAGACGTGTTAATGGCATTAGTATTTTACGGCATGCCATTATTAGCAGAAAACAATAAACCTAGATTACTATATTATTTAAGACGTAGAGGTTATAGAGGTTATAGCATGAACAGACCAGATAAAATATGGAATAAATTATCTACGGCTGAAAAAGAAATAGGTGGTATACCAAACACAAGTGAAGATATAAAACAAGCACATGCTGCTGCTATTGAAATGTATATCCAAAACCATGTTGGCATGGATAGTCAAGGACAATTTGGCAATTGTTATTTTAACGAGCTGTTAAATGACTGGGCTAAATTTGATATAAACAAAAGAACAAAGCATGATGCTTCTATAAGCTCTGGTTTAGCTATAATGGCTTGTAATAGGCATTTATATAGACCAAACGCTAAAGTAGAAAAACCTAAACTAAATATAAGTATTGCTAGGTATACAAACAAAGGTAATACATCTAAATTAATTAAAAAATAAATATGGCAGAGTCTGTTATAAAAAGTTATTTTCCAAGTCAAGTAGTAAGCGATGCTGAAAAGTTAAGCTATGATTACGGTTTAAAAGTAGCAAAAGCTATTGAGCAAGAGTGGTTTTACGATGACAATAATCAATCAAGATATACTAGCAATAGAAATAATTATCACGGTTTAAGATTATATGCTAGAGGAGAACAATCAGTACAAAAATATAAAAATGAATTATCAATTAATGGTGATTTATCTTATTTAAATTTAGACTGGACGCCTGTACCTATTATACCTAAATTTGTAGATATACTTGTTAACGGTATGACTCAAAGAACTTACGATATAAAAGCGTATGCGGTAGATCCTTTTGGCGTTAAAGAAAGAACAAATTATATGGAGTCAGTTTTAACTGACATGGAATTAAAAGATATTAACGATGCTAACCTTTTACAGTTTGACGTAAACACTAGACAAACAGACGTAGAGCTACCTGAAAGTAAAGAAGAACTTGAGCTTCACATGCAGCTTGATTATAAACAACCTATAGAACTAGCTGAAGAACAAGCTTTAAATTTATTGTTTGAAGGAAATAAATTTGATTTAATTCAAAAAAGATTTTACTACGACTTAACAGTGTTAGGTATTGGTGCTGCTAAAACTGATTTTAACACTTCTGAAGGCGCTGTTATAAAATATGTTGATCCAGCTGATTTAGTTTATTCATATACTGAATCACCTTACTTTGATGATATATATTATGTGGGTGAAGTTAAAATGATACCTGTAAACGAGCTTGTAAAAGAGTTTCCATTTTTAGAGCAAGAAGATTTAGAAGATATAGTTAAAAACAAAAAAACATATCAAAAAAATTATTTACAAGGCGTAGCTGGTTATAAAGAAGAAGATAATAACAAAGTTCAAGTTTTATATTTTAATTATAAAACATATATGAACGAGGTTTATAAAGTAAAAGAAACTGGTACTGGTGCAGAAAAAGCTATAGAAAAAGATGACACTTTTAATCCACCAGAAAATAAAGAAGGTAGCTTTACAAAATTACATAGAAGTATAGAAACTTTATACGAAGGAGCTTTAATACTAGGCACAAACAGACTTTTAAAATGGCAGTTGTCTAAAAATATGATGCGACCTAAAAGTGATTATACTAAAGTTATGATGAACTATAGTATAGTAGCACCACGTATGTATAAAGGTAGAATAGAAAGTTTAGTTAGACGTATAACTGGTTTTGCTGATATGATACAATTAACGCATTTAAAACTACAACAAGTTTTAAACCGTATGGTGCCAGATGGTGTTTATTTAGATGCTGATGGTTTAGCAGAGGTTGATTTAGGAAATGGTACTAATTATAATCCGCAAGAAGCTTTAAACATGTTTTTTCAAACAGGTAGTATTATTGGTAGATCATATACTCAAGACGGAGATATTAATGCTGGTAAAGTACCGATACAAGAAATAACAAGTGGTAATGGTGGTAATAAAATACAAGCTTTAATAGCTAACTACAATTATTACATGCAGATGATTAGAGATACAACAGGTCTTAACGAGGCTAGAGACGGTAGTATGCCAGATAAAAACGCTTTAGTTGGTGTGCAAAAATTAGCAGCTGCAAATAGTAACACTGCTACAAGGCACGTTTTACAAGCAGGTTTATTTTTAACGGCAGAAATAGCAGAGCAATTATCATTAAGAATATCTGATATACTAGAATATTCATTTACAAAAGACGCTTTTATACAAGCAATAGGAAGTCATAATGTAGCTACGTTAAAAGAAATAGAAGACTTATATTTGTACGACTTTGGTATATTTATACAATTACAGCCAGACGAAGAAGAAAAACAAATGCTTGAAAATAACATACAAGTAGCTTTGCAAAAAAATAGTATAGAACTTGAAGACGCTATAGATATTAGAGAGACTAAAAATTTAAAGCTTGCTAATAAACTTTTAAAACTAAGAAGAGGTAAAAAAGAATTAAAAGATAGAAGATTACAATTAGAAAATATACAAGCTCAATCACAGTCTAACGCACAGGCTTCTCAACAAGCGGCTCAAGTTGAAATGCAAAAAAACCAAGCATTAACTCAAAGCAAATTAGAGTTAGCACAAGTGGAAGCTCAACTAGAATTACAAAAGTTACAGCAAGAAGCTGAAATTAAAAAACAATTAATGCAAATGGAGTTTCAATATAACATGCAATTAAAAGGTGTTGAAACTCAACAGTTAGCAAATAGAGAAAAAACGAAAGAAGATCGTAAAGACGAAAGAACTAGAATACAAGCAACTCAACAATCAGAAATGATTGACCAAAGAAAAGGTGGTAAAACACCTAAAAACTTTGAGTCAATGAGTAATAATATTGGAGAAGGCTTTGACCTAAGAAATTTATAGATTTATTAATTATTATTATATTATATTATGGAAGAAAACAAAGAAAACGTAGTTGAAGAAACTACACAAGAAACTGTACAAACAGTTGATGAAACAAAATTTGATAGCGCTGGAGATGACAGTGTTGTTAAAATAGATTTAAATAACCCACCAAAAAAAGAAGAAGATGCCGTTCAGAAGCAAAGCACAGATGAGGTTCCTGTACGCGACGAACCCGAAACTAGCGGAGAAGTTCAAGAAGAAAACAAAGAAGTCGTTGAAGAAGTTACCGGAGAAGCTAAACAAGAAGTCTCCGAAGAAGTTTCTGATGAGCAACCCGTTGTTGAAGAAATAACAGATGAAAAAATTGAAGAGCAAGTAGAAGATTTAGTTGAAGAAACTAAAGAAGCTATAGCTGAAGCTCAAGAAACTGGTAAAGATTTACCTGAAAATATACAAAAGCTAGTT